TTATTTTCAGCTGTTTTTTGAAAAGTCTCTATTACTTTTTTCTGTTCATCTGTAGCTTGTGTCATAGCTACATTGTATAAGGGTCCTTTTTTAAAAGAATAGGTACCGTCTCCGTTATCCACATAAGTACCTAAAACTACCTCTCTATTACCGTCTACTCCTACAAGTTTATTTCCTTTTATTTTTGCTACTACATTTCCGTTTTTATCTTTTACTGCGGCTTCACCTTCTCCTACTGATCCGTCTATGGTATAATCACCTAATATTGTTCTTTCATCATCTGACAAATCATAAGTCGCAGGCTCCCCTTGATTCTCATTTAGATTATTATATAATGAAATATCCATGTCATCAAGATTTGCGGTGCCATTTTGTATTTCACTAAATGATATTGTTTGTTGTTTTTCTTTGTCTGCTGGAAAATCTCCATTTTCTTGTATAAGAACTAGACCGCCTGAAACCACGCCAAACAATTTACCTCCAATTCTAACAGCATCACCTGGCTTTAATGCGTTTTGTGCATTTTCCTCATCTAAATAAACTGCCTGTCCATCTGGACCAACAAAGTCTCCATAAAATTCTTCTAATGTTTCGTATTCTTTTTTTACTTCTATAGCATCGTCTGTTTCATCTTGTAATTTTTTACCAAGATCAGCTCCAGAACCACCCATATAATCTATCATTTCCTGTGTTACTGTGCCCAGCTTTTTGTTTTTATTTTCTGTTTTGTCTGTTTTCTTTGTTTTGCCTAATTCTGGTATGTCTTGATCAACAGTGTTTCCTGCATCAGTTGTAGCGGTAGTTACATCTTCGCCTTGATTATACCCGTCATAGTTATATGTGTTTCCATTTATATCAACAGTTATGTTTTCTTCTTTAATTTTATTATAATAGTTTACATCTTCCCAGCGTGTTTGCTCATTCATTATTCTAGCCCACTGCTCATCTGTTATTTCCATTATGTTTGTGCTGCCGTTTATATCATCTATACGGCCTTCTGCGCCTTGTTGTAGCTTTTCAATATCATAACCCCCTCCACTGTATTTTCTTAAAGCCTGATCAAGAGTCATTTCTCCGTAACCCCAGACCATCCAATCTTTTGTTTCGGTCCAAAACCTTTGAGCTGCTTCATATCCAGTTTTTGCATCTGGAAAATGAAAAAAATATCCACCATCCTTAGCCTTAGTTCCAACCTCAAACGGTATTCCTTGTTTTTTTAAATATTCTGCATAATCAGTTAGCTGTCCGTTTGGATGGGCAGCTTTTATATTGCCTGGATTATTATTAAATTGTGCATGCGACATACCTTCAGGTAGCTGCATACCTATCATAGATAAATCTCTTACTCCCATTAAGCCATATTATTTTTTCGCCATTTTCTCATATTCTTCCTTACTACCTTTACAATAGTATCATCATCCATACCGTCTTTGAATTGATCTGTGGCATGATCATAGACTCCCGCACCCTCTTTTACTTTAAAAGCAAGAGGTCCTCCCTTTGCGTATATTGTTCCGTCTTTAGCTACAGGGATTGGATTACCTTTATGTGTTTCTTTTCCTGGTGTAATCTTACCTCCCTTCATAGCTTTTCTTATTCTGTTTGCTGCTGATTTGTTATCGCCTCTTGCTAAATCTACTTCTAAAGCGTTTTGATCATTTACTACTAATTCGTTACCCGTAAACTCAGCCACAATATCTTTTGACATTTTCATACCATCTTCTGCCATTATGTTTCCTCCGTACTGATTTGTATATCTGTCCGCTTGCGTATCATACATTTGTCTTGATTGTTGCGCTAACATTTCTTCTCTTGCCTCTTTTATTTTTTGTTCTCTGTCTGCATATACATCACTTTGAATAGTTTCTATTCTGTCCTTTTCTTTATTTCTTAATTTTCTTGCTTTCTTTTTTTGCCCTCTATTAAACAGCCCTCCTAATACTAAACCTGCCCCCATCATAAGAGGATTCATTCCTAAAATGCTTGACCCTGTAGCTGCTGAAAATTTTCCTGCAGGTATTAACTTAGATAGGTTACCCATAAGTGAAGCTCCTGTTGCTAAACCTCCTAATCTTTCTGTTGTTGAGTAAGAATAAGGATTGTTGTCTCTAGTCATACCGTATATCATTGCAGCAGGACCTATATTAAAACCTTTAGCTTGTGTTGCAAAAGTTTCTGGTAATGTTGCTCCTGGAGCTAATGAAGCTTGCGCTATATTTGTCCCTAATTTTTGTAAACTTGGATTTAAACCTGTTCCAAATTTTTGAAACTGCATCCCTCTTCCTATTGACATTAGACCTCTGTCTATAGTTGATTGATTTTCTCTTTGTTTCCTAAGCAAATCCATTTTGCTTACATTATTTCTACCCGTACCACCATATATATTTCTTGCTGATGAGGTGTAGGCCCCAGATGAGTAAGGATTTACACTAGTTGTTAAGTCCGCCATGTTAATATTATTGGCAGCATTTGCATACTGATTTCCCAATAAATTTCCATACATTGATGTCGCTGTTAATACGTCTGAATATGCCATATCTAATAAGTTTTTCTATACTTTGCAAGTATTGCAAAGATATTAAATTTTTCTGTAGTTTTTACACGATATTTAATTTTCGCGTATGTTCCTCTTGTTCTTCTTATGCTTTTCTCTGTTCTTAGGGGTACTTTTAGTGTTCCGTCTGAATATTTATGTGCTTTTAAACCTCCTATTTCAATCCAATCCACATCGTACGTACCTGTACCAGTAGTTCCATGCAATCTAATCAAAATTCTTTCTATAGTACAGTCGTTCCACTTTGCAGTATTATCGCCTACAGCAGACATATCCCATTCCAATATTACATAATCACTTTCTATAGTTGATCCTGGATCTGCCGTAATACCTCTTCTACCTGCATTTACCTGTACAAAATTATAGTTGCCTTTTTCGTATTCTAATGTTTTAAAGCCTTCCCAATATAAACTACCATCCCACGATATATTTGATCCTGCAGTTCTTTGTAACTTTACTCTTATTATATTATTGTACTTTCCGATAAACCTAAAATGAGGAGCTTTTCTTGGTGAACTAATATCAGCATTTTCTACTATATCAAATGTAACTGTTGAGTCCCCATTAACAGTTAATGGTACTGGCTCAAAGTCAGGATTTCCGTTTGGTTGATAATACCATCCATCCATACCTTCTTCAAAGTCCCACCTATTGTTTATTACAAGTTGCTCAGGCTCATCCAACTTTCTGTGGTGCTCTATACCGTACTGATCCGCAGTCATACTAACATCTACTGTGTCATGTGACAAATCAGTTGTGTAATCTATGTAGCTATAATTTGTGTATTTTGGTGTCATAACCACCTTTGCATTATCAAATATTTTACTGCTACTAGCTTCAGAGTTTATAACCTTTACAATATAGCTTTCGTCTGGAATATCTCCTGATGATCCTGCTAAAGGTATGTAAGCGTTTTGTGCGCCCTGACTTGCATCTATAGTTGAAGTTCTAGACACTCTTTCAAAAACATCTCCTTTTTTTCCAAAAAAGTGATTTTTCTTTTCTTGTTTATGCACACCCCACATCCAAAGTTTTAAAGGATTGCATCTTTCGTTTTTAAACCTATAACTGTTTGACCCATGTTCATTGTACGGGAAATTTGAACCACTATTAGAAAGACCTGTACTTAAACTAAAGCTAGCTATTGAAGTTACGTTAATTTCGTTTTCAGGGCACAATATAAAAGTGCCTGAACCACCTGCTATCCATTGTGGAGGAGCAACACTGTATTTTGAAGTAAATGCATTTATTGCTTCACTATATACTAAAGTTTCTGACACACCTACAGGCACACCATCTTTTGGTCTTGACATTATATGGTTGTCTGTCGGTCTTGCAAAATCTTGTCTTTTATTGTTTTTATCACCAAAGCTTGAGTTGTGAAACGTCACCATTAATTCTTTTGTGTTATAATCAAATATAGAAGTTATTCCTAAAAAATTTAATGGGTTGTCTGAAAGGTAATTTCTATCTAAGTCTGGCTTTTCTACTGAATTTAATCTTCCATATAAAGTGTCGTGCGTTTGACCTGGATGTGATGATTGACATGTAGAATGTGTAAGCTGTTTCCAATCATGAATTATATACTTTAAATAACTTCTTTGTCCTAACGCGTCACCTAATGATATTAGTTTTTCTGTATCATATTTAAATAATCTTGCAAAGTTAGTGTCTACAAAATATAAAGATTTTTCACTTTGTGTTACACTGAATCTATGACGTGTTCCAAATTTAGTAGATATGTATATATGATTTTCTACCGTCTCTCCTGTCCCCGTAAATAACGATGTTCCTTGATCATCGCTCAACATTGACAAAGGATTCACAAGAAGCTTAGCAAAAGCATTATCCTGTAAAACATATATTTCGTTTTTGTAATTTACTATTCTGTTTATTTCGCCATACAATCCTTCCATGTCATGAAATTGATTTATAGGAAATTGTCTAAACGCGTCTGTTCTTTGTCCTAATATTTTTGTTTTAGAATACGCTATTTCATAAGGTAAATTTAAACTGTTGTCAAATTCTTCTTCGTCTACAGCTAAACCAGATTTTATATTGTTAGTTTGTGAATATACACTATTGTACAACCAATCATTACTAAATGGTGGTTCGTTCATGTTTTTACCAACTACAGTATCTCCTGCTGCAAGTGTTAATCCGCTTCTCATATCTGTATTTACAAAAGACTCAACAGGGAACAGTTGAAACCTTGAAGCAGATTTTTTCATGTAAGGACTAGAAGTTTTTTGATGTGAGTATAGAGTTACAAAAGTATCTCCTCCAAAAACCTTACATGCGTGTCCTTGAGGTATATCAGGATTATTAAAGGCAGGGTCATCTGCCGACACCCTGTGAAAATTACCGCATGGAATCCAGCGTGTTTTTTCTATTGCTCCTTTTGTGTAACCACCATAAGGTGTAGTATACCTAACTATAGAGCATAAATGTTTATATGGTATAAGACTTTTATTTCTATTAGAAAAATCATTTGTATGACCTCCGTCATGTGAAATATCTCCATTTATTTGTGTTCCAACCTCTCCATATTCAGTTAAAAATCCTTGAAGTAAAGGTATTTGATAGGTATTACTATAAGTTGAAGAATCTGCTAATGTTCCTCCCCCTGCGGCACCGCTAGGAGGTGTAAGTTGTTGTGCTTTCCAAGCAGACGTTTCGTATAAAGCCCCTAAATTTATAGGCGCAAACCATGAGTTATATCTATGTACTCCGTTATATCTAACATCAAAAAATGTGTCTGAAGGTCCTGGGCCATATTTTCTTACTTCATTTATTTTTGTGTTTATTTCTACAAGAATGGTTCTTAATCCCATTTGCACTGTTGAAACAGTGTCATACGTATAATCTTCTTCTTTTACGTCTGATTTTTGTGTTTGATTACCGTTTCCATCATGACCTATAAAAGGTAAGTTTGGTGAAACAGATCCAAACACATAATAATGGTGTCTTTCTAATGAAGTTAAATCATTAGCACCTGAACCGACTGTTCTGGCTAGCGTACAAAAACCTAATGTATTATTAGAAAATCCATTTACTCTTCCCTTTTCTATTTTATCTGATTTTTTGAAAAACCCACTAGGTACTATTTCCCCGTCTGAAAGTTCTTTAGCTGCAGAAATAGGCAGTTGCCACCCATATTGACGATCTGGTTTATAATTACCACCACCTTCATGACCTGATCCCGCAAAATCACCACCAGTTATCTCCATACCAATACCAAAATATGGCTCGTAACAATAATATTTACCTACTAAAACCCTGTAGTCTTTATCTATTTCTTTTCCTCCAGCAAAACTCATTGCCTCAAAAAGAGAAGAATTTGTATTTTCTGGCTTCCACAATTCAACTTGACCATTAGATGAATATCTTGTAGGAACAAGATCGTTTCCTGTTAAGTCTTGGCCTTTTTTAGAAATTCCTCTTCCGTGAGACCACCAATGATGTGCGTAATTTGATCCCCATGAATATGAGGACTGATTATCATACCTTACCTCATCAGATAATTTTAAGACACAATCTATTCTTAGCATATCTCCATCTCTGTACGAGTAAGGCCTAATTCCAAAAGCACTGTCTGGTGCGTCTAATGTAAAGATATCTGCGCTTATGTGATTGTGGTTTTCTTTAGCATGATCTTCTGTTTCGGAATTTTTAACTATATGCGATTTATCAAAACTACCAAAATATCCTGAATGTCTAAAATGTCTTCCGTATACATTTGGCCCTCCATTACCTTCATAAGCTACTTGCCCACTGTAGGCTCCTTGGTCCATAAGCGCACCTCTTACTTTTTGCGCGGTACCCGCTCCATATTTTTTTGTATCTTCTCTTTCTGGCCAGAAAAAAACATTTCCTTCTGTATTTCCCCCCGTAGTAGCCTTTCCATCTGAAACAGAATCGTCATAAAAGGCCATATGTGAATTCTCTGCAAGACCTAAATATCCATTTAAGTAGACGTTATATTCTGGTTGCTCTGGCAATGTTGGTGTTAGAGTGCCTGTAGCTTGATCATTCCATTCGTTTGCAAATACTGGATCGTCATCAAATGCTTCGTTATCTTTTCTGCAAAAACGAGAATCGTCATAACCATACTTCATTCCGTGCTCTGCGCTTCCGTATTGAGCTGTTTGATTTAGTAATCCCTGTTGTACAATTCTTCTATCGTCTTCTTTTCTTTCTGCTCTAACAACTCTAAATCCAGATATTTTTTTAATAACATTATTGGGTATGATAAATTCAAATACTACTGCTAAATCATATAAATAATGCGTGTCTGTGTGCCCAGGCAAATTATAACCTGAATATGTATTATTTCCTCCAGAAAACACTGGCAAGGCTTTGTTTCTTGCATTGGCCTGGGTAGAAGGGTATTTAAATGCACTTTGAGTTCCTCCAGGACCCGGCACACGGCTTAAAGCTAAATTATCACCTACGCTATTTATATATGCGTCTGTGTTTGTTATACCTCCTGTATCTCTATTGGTAAACCATTCCAAATCTGGCGGGGCTATAGCGTGACCATATATGTGTGAAAGCCTGTAATCTTTTACTATCGGGTGTGATTTCATGCATTTACCAGAAACTAAACTGGCCCCTGGAGTCGCGCCACCATGATAAACTACTGCAGGGTTATTGTTATAAGAACCTAATATCGTTGGTCTATAAGGGTTATAAGATTGGCCATTTGCACTATTGTCATTTTCTATATCAACCATTCTTACAAGATCATGTTGATTCGGGGTTTCTATATCTCCTATCCATAGAACATTTCCTGGAGAACCATTTAAATCGTATGTCTGTACTCCAAACCTATATATATCACTTCTTTGATATCCTCTTTTGTCTCCTGCTGCATATGGATCTTGCGACCCGCCTAAAGACATAGAGGTTTTAAATACCGCTCCTTCTTCAGTAGCTTGATTTACCGAATAATTTGTTGTTATTTGATCGCCTTCGTTTGCAGCAGATATAAAAGGTGTACTATGCGCGTTTCCAGCTTGATCTGCTACTTTTTCCTGTAAAGCAAAAGTGACACGACACCCTCCTAATAAATTTGACGCATATTCAAAACTCTCTGCACCTAGCGTCATTCTATCTGACAAAAATCTATATGTAAAATAGTCATGAACAGCAGAGATTCCCCCACCAGTTTCAAGTCTTTGATTTGATAAATAAGTTGTCCACATTGGAACATTTAACATTCCTAAATAACTAAATTTGTCATGATCGTTATAAGCTGTTGAGTTGTACATTGTTGATGGGGCGCCTAATAATTGTCCATGACCCACACGATCGTCATTGTAATCTTTTGTAACAGTACTTTCAGAAAGTCCATTTGTAATTTCAACCGCGGTATGATTAGGATATGTTCCTGAAGTTGTATAATGTTTTACCTGCGTGTCACTACAGGTTAACATTGCATCTAATTTAGGCACACCTCCAACACCAGCTCCGCCTGGATGTATTCTCCACCTTAAAACTTTTACATTCCATTCTTTTTCTGAAACGTAATTTCTTTTTTGTCTTAGGTTTGCAGCAAATAAAATATTATCTTTAATAGCTATATCTTTACACACATCAAAAGTATTAGACTCTATTAATATTTCTTCTAATCCATTTTCTACCTCATTATTCCAATTGGTATGTTGAAATGTAGCTGAAGTTCCAAATACTTGTTGTCTAGCAACTACCGCGACTCTAGGCGGTTGATTTAATGTGTCGTAAAATAAAGAATACAATTCTATATATTGAAAATTATCATCAATACCGTTAATTTTAATCTGAAAACCTTGCGATCCTAAATTACCTTTTGGTCCTCCACCAAATGTGCTTGTATTTGAAAAAGATTGGTCAGACACATGATACATATTACTTAATGGAGAAAAGGTAGACTCTCCTCCGTCTTCTCCTATATATTTAAAAGAGTATTGATACACGCCTACTGGTAAGTTGCCATGCAGCGTCAAGTCTAAAACAGGCTGTGAAGGTTTTACTATAGGAGTTATATCTAAAGACGAAATGCTTAATTCGTCTAACCCTTTCTGTTGTAAATTTAAAGTTCTTAATGGGTTTTTATTATCAGTCCAATATATTCTTTGTATATTTTCGTTTTCAATTATATATTCTATTCTTATTGGGCGATCTAAATCCATGTTTAAGTCTGGGTAGTTATCATCGCTGAATTTATAACATACTCTTAAGTCTGTAACTTTGCTTACATTAAAATTAGAATCAAAATCTACTTGTAAAAATATAGTTCTGTCTATTTCCGTATTATCATTTGACCAATTCGCTTGAGTGTCGTCAGATAAATTAGGGTTGCTTGTTACTCTTGTGCCGTCTGGTAATCTTACCCAATCAAATCTAGCTACAACTACTAATATAATTTTATTTTGAAAAGAAATGTTTCCTACAATAGAAGCTCTATTTCCTAAAGGATAATTGTTTTCAACAGTTCCACTGGGACCTCTATCAAAAAATGTTGGGTACGATTCGTTGTTTGGCATTTGATATTGATCTGAAGGAGTGTCTATGTGAAAGGTAGATAAGTCTACAAACAAGCTATTACCTTCTATATTTTCTACAGTAAACGTGTCTCCTTCTGAATTAGTAAGCCTAATGTTTTTTGCATCCGCATAACTGCCCTTAAGCTGAAACCTTGGATCAAGGTCGCTTACCATTCCTTGCGTAAAACCCTCTGGAGTTGATTGTCCAGTTTGGGCTGGATTTTGCTGTCTTTTTTTTGCCATTCTACAAGTCTATTAAACCATTATTACTCTTAAGAGGTACTAACGTATTCCATAGCTTACCTATTTGTTTTAATTCTTCTGGAGTTGGCATTGCGTCATCCCCTCTGGCTTTTGCGCATAACTGGTACCATCTTCTTTCTAATTCTTTTGTTATATATTGCGGAAGTTGACCATTGTAAAATTCTATTAATTTCATTTGCCACATTATATATTGAGCAACCGCTGTTTCGTGACCCTCTTTTACCATAGGCCATCCTCTCATGTCAGTTGGGTAAGCTAAATAAACAATAGTTATTTCATCTAAATCATCGTGAGCAATATTTAATCTGTTACCATCCACATAATACCTAAGCGCTTTTTGTTCTGAACTATTTTCTATTTTTCCTACTCTGCTTCTATGAACTGAAGATATTTTTAATATTTCTGCATTTTTAAATTGTGAATCGTCCTCTCCTACTCTCACTGCTAACAACTTTACAAGATTGTTTGGCAATCTTAACTGTTGATTGTTATATATTCCTTTACCTCCAGTCAAATTGAAGCCATCTGTTTTTATTCTGTTGCCCGCGTCACAAGATATGGTGAAATCATTACCTTGTTGCCCTATCTCTTTTGCGGTAATATTTATTACACACTCCTCCGTTGTGTTCACATCCAAAGTAGCCCCAGAAGATGTTGCTAATTCATAAGTAGCAAGACCTACTGTCTCTGGATAATAAACTTTAGCGCCAGCCGCTACGCCCATAGAGCTTTGATCAGAAATTAGAGCTCTTTTTACTCCCCCTACTTGTAAAAAAGTATTGCCTAAATTATTAAGGGGACTGGGATATAATCGTATTTCATTGCTGTTTAAAGCAGTAACACCGCCTGAAGCAGCAGTTCCACTAGTTTTTCTAAAATATAAAACAGTTCCGTTTAGCTCTATAGAGTCACCATCTATAGGATTTGAATTAGCTGTAAATGTAATCTTTCCTGTAGCTTTTGCTCCTTCTGTCGTATATGTTGCTTCCCTTGTTACAAAAGTATCAATACTACCTATCAACCTTTCGGCTTCGTATGTCCACTCTATCCAACTATCTAAATGTTTAGACCATTCTTTTAAACCTAAATTTCTGGAAACCGTTGTAAATATTCTATCTATATTTATATGCATAATCTTATACTGATGCTATCATTACTTCTAACTGTTGATTTGCCGCCCCTTTAACTTTAAGCGCTGTTGCGTTATCCAAAGTGCTTCCTCCGTTACCACCTTCTACTGTTGTGCCCGTAAATATTATACTACTATCTGCGGCTACTGAAGTATAAGCAGCATCTGAATCCTCGTCATCTAAACCAACTTGTAGCGCGCCAGAATCATCCAAGTTAGTTACTCTAATGTATCTTACATCCGCTCTTACGAACGCTCCATTTTGCGTATCTGATCCAAATGTAGCAACTTCTGTTAAATTAGTGTTCGCTAATTTAATAATTCTTTTTGAAACATTTGCAATACTCCCATACGTGTGCGTGTATGTTTGTGCAAAATCTATATCATTTGTAGTTCCATTTGCGTGATCTACAGCTAAAGCTTCCGTTATTGTAACGGTTAGTGTTTGTGCTGTTAACTCTGTTCCCATAATTAATTATTATTTATTATTTTTTTTGAATGACTTAAAGCCATTAATTTACAATATCTATATTTACGAGGTCTTGACCAAACTAATTTTTTATAATAGTCTTCCAAAATAGGCACTTTATAAAAAACAGTTTCTCCTTTTTGTTTTGTAGCCTCGTTGTCTACTCTATAATGAAAGGCTCTTGTTTGTATTTTTTGTTCCAAACTAACGTAACCCATTTTATTTGGTAAAGCAACTTTACGATTTCTTTGTACTGCATCTCTTAAAAGTATTTCTAAATATTTTACAATAATTTTGTAGTATAGTTTATAATTTATTTTTTCACTAAAACTTAACTTTATCTTATTGTATATATCTTTTAAGGATATATATTTATCTTTGTACTTGTGCCCCACTTATTTTCATTTTTGTTGTATCGTCAAAATTATCACCGACTATATCTGGCATTGTTTTTAACGATGGTTGAACTTCTGATTGTATTACTCTTTGTATTAAATCTCCCACTAAATCCATTGGCATAGGGTAGGAATCTTTACTGTCGTCCCATAAATTAGGCTTATTAGGTCTTTGATAATTGTTATAAGTACTAAAATTTCTTGGATCATAGCCTGCTTTTTCTGGAACTTCTGTTGGATTTTGAAATATCATTTGCGCAAAAGCTTTGTATGCAAAAAACCATCTTTGAAATTGGCTATAATTGTCATGATAATTTGGGGTTACTCTTAAATTTTTTAATATTATAGTTTGACCCCCATCTTCATTTACCGAACTATTTATACTTTTATTATCTATTTGATAAAAAGGTTCATTTCTTAAATTAGTAAATCTATTATGCCCAGAGTGTATAACATCGTCTTGCGACCTATACATCATTTCTTTTGCTTGAAAGCTTTGTCCTATATGAAATTCATTCATATTGGGCGTGTTAGAGAGATCTTCTCTATATATTGTTCTTGTATATCGTACTTTTCCAAAACCTTTTTTATGATCTAATAATAAAATTTCAGGTATAGTAAATGATTTATAACCTCTGTTTCTAAAGTTTCCTCTTGTATGTCCATCTGAGTAAAAATCTTGACCATGCATGTCTCTTGTCATTTGAGCCGACCAATCAAAACTATCAATACCTCTACTTATAGGTGAGGTTGGAATAAAATCAACATATAACTTTCCTTCTGCATCCGCAGGAACATCTTCTAATAAAGCTGGTTGACTTGCTTTACCTTGTAAAAATAAATTATAACTTTCTATATAATTTTTTATACGTGAAGAGGTTGTGTTATAATTGTTTAAATGAATATCTTGATATATTTCAGAACGATCTAATATTCCTTTATTTATGTTGTCCGCTATAAGTTTTGCTCTATGATAATGTATCCAAAATTTTATTTGATTTGTACTAATAGAACTTTCATCTGAAGATTCACCTCCGTATGCTATATTTTTTATATTATATGCTAATTCATTTAGTGTAATCATAGGGCACAATTTAAGACAATTACAAAATTAGTTAATTTTTGTGTATTAAACAAAAATAGGCATTGACTATTTCTAGTCGCAACCTATTCTTGAAGCAGGGAGCAAAAGAACTCTCTTGTATTATTGCGAAGGGCCAGTCATAAGACCGACATCTACTTTTGTCATTTTGCTTACCGCAATTTCTATTATTTGCTTTTGATAATGTTCTGAAAATGTTCTAACCGAATCGCCTCCTGGTATTGATGTATTTCCCCATGTTTCAGAAGTAAATGCTTGCTCTATAGTCGGCAAAGTTATTACATTCATAACTACTTCAAATATACTACCTGGACTTGGCTCTCGGAAAATTAATCTTCCTTCCATGTATGTCGCCTTTATGCTAGTTTTTCCTAAATCTGCTTTCTTGTTATTATTGCTGTTAAAGGGGTCGCCACTTGTGTCATTATCATATAGTTTTTCTGATGAAATTAAATCTACAGGCACATCGCGTTTTATAATTACTTTAGTAGCATCCACCCCTGAAAAAGGCGCACCATCACTTTTATTTATAACCTGATCCACATTGTATATACCCACTTTGCAATTTAATAAATACAAATGTCTTTTTGGTAAAACATAGTGATTGCCATACAGAAAATATCCTGTTTGCTCTTGCTCTTCAGCGCCTTTTAAGTTATGATGATCTTCATCGTATTTTGCTGACAACGCGGGGTAGCTTCCTGCATGCAAGTTGTTTTGATTAAGAATTTCACCAGTTGTTAATCTAAACTCTAAAAAATCAAAACATCCCGACAACGCTCTTCTTGAGTCTTCATCTGCCCCTAACCTTGAATAATGCGCAGATATAAAATCTGATATTGCTAAATTTAAAAACCTATTTTTTTCCTCTATTGTAAAGTAAGGTTGATCTGCTTTATCTAAAAGCATATCAATATAGTCATAGGCTTCATCTAGTGTCATCTATTAGTTGTCTTTTTTTGTATTAAACCAACTTCCCGATTTTTTTGTCGTGCTTTCCATTTCATTTATTAACTTCGTTGAAAATGTTTGTGATTCTCTGTTTTCAGTTTCCACAACAATTGGGTCTTCTTTTTCTTCTGCAGCAGGCTTTCCTGTTCTCAATTGCCTTCTTAATAAAGCATATACGTCTGCGTTATCTTTCAACCAAACAATCGCTTGCTCGTCTGACAAACCTATATTTAAAGATCCGTGCTTCCAAACACCGTTTACTCTTGTTAAAACTTTCTTGTTTTCAGCTTTTTTCAAGAATACTCTATACTCTTGATCTATATCTTCTGTCAATCCTAAAAATTTTTCAGGTGTTGTGTTAGCAAACTGAATTATTTTAGCTCTAAGCATAGTTTCGTCTATATCTGGATCTAATCCCATAAGAACCGCTAAATCATTCAATGCAGCTAAAGATAAGCTTGTTGCTTTTGTTATAGCTTCTGCACTTTTTAACGCGCCTTCTGCATTTTTTTCTTCGTTTGCTCTAATATCGTCAACTATAAATTTATTTATCAAAGGATGATTTTTTAAAAACTCATATACCCTTCTGTCTTGTTTTTCAGTTATATCTAAAGAGACTAACGGTTGAAACATTTCATATCCTTCTGTTTTTTGATCGTTAATGTCTACTAGTTCTATTATTCTTCCTTTTTTGTCTTTGTAGTTTCCAAATTTACAATAATTGAATTTTCCAGCTTTTCTTGCTTTAATATGTACAATGTGTTTTTTCATTTTGTTTTTTTTTAGTTATTACTCCCTGTTAATTATTTACTTTTTTTCCCTTTTTTTCTCTAATTACATTTCCGTTTTCAATCCATGTTTTATTAGAAGATTGTTTTACCCATTTGAAACCAGATCTATTTCCTATTGAAAATACTTGTTTTCCTTTAGGTGTTTCTATTTCGTTTTCTTTTTGCTCTATTACTTTCCCGTTTCTGTATACTAGTCTTGTTCTCATTTTACAAATATAAGAATTTTGGGGGAACCGAAGCTCCCCCGAAACTCTAATTGTTATTATCCACTGTGTCCAGCTCCAGCGTCAGCTACAGAAGCGTGTACAACATAATAATTTGAACCATCACTAACAACTTCAACGAAGTCACCTACTCCTGCATTGGATGCAACGAAAGTAACTTTGTCTGAATCAGCAGCGATTGCTGTATTCGTGTCAGCCATTTCTAGCCCTACCATCTTATCAGCAGTACCTCCAATGATATCTACATCGTTTGAACCAGCTGTACCTAAGATAAACTTAGCGTGCCAACCAGATTCTGTTACAGCAGGTATTGTAATATCATCTGCTGCAGCTTGAGATATTATAAAAACTTTACCACTATCTTCAGTAGTTAATGTTTTATCACCAGTTAAAGGTTCTACTATTTTCGCAGTACGTATTTTTGGTACATGAACCGCCTGTTCTCCAGCAGTTAAAGTACCCCCCGAAAGGTCCGTACCAGTTAAGAAGCCGCTAATTGCAGTTCTTAGTTTGTTAAAATCAAATTTTATTGCCATTTTTCTAAATTTTTAAAGTTTATAAATAGGAGGTCTGTATAAAGGCACTATCTTCTACAGACCTCCGTTAATTAATTATTATTACGCGTGCGTGATTGAGTCTACTTCTTCAATTCCGTCAATACCATATATAGAATTAACATCGTCAGCTAAAGTAACAATTCCTCGTCCAGCTAAAACTAGCCTTCCAATATTTTGTACAACTGAAGCTGTTTTTGCTTCTGTCGTACCTAAAGTAATTGCTTTAGCAGCACCACCTGAATCTGTATAGTCAATTACTACAGTAGTTGAATCTGTTGTTCTAATTGACATAACTTTATCAGTGTCTAGTGCAATTGAGTCTGCAGCTGAATCAGCAGCGTAAAAAAAACATCTATTTGCCATATTTTCTAATTTTTAAAGGTTAATAATTACGATGCACTTAAGATACCACAAGACAATGGGTTTCTAACTACGATTCCAGTTTCTGAAAGCACGTGTGCCTCAAATTTGTCATCAGCGTTAGCAGCCAATATTGCTTTTTGGTCATAAGGATTTACCATTCCAGCTACATACTTCTTGATCATACTTCTGTTAACTCCTTCAGCACCTTTTGTGATTAACTCAACGTTAGACACACCAGTTGATCTTCCGAAGTCCATGAATACCATCTTAGCAGATTCTCTTAGTCTGTTGTCACCAAATGAATTAGTTCCTCCAGCTGCCGAGTGTAAGTTTGGATCATCAAATACAGGACAGTGAGCAATAGTTATCTTATTACCTAATGCGCTGTAAGATACAAAGTTTGCACCTAAATCTACATCACCACTTACACCTTTCATAGATCCTCCCGTAAGCGAGCCCGCAGGCGCAACGATTAAATCTTTCATAGCTCTGTGGAATGCTAATCTACCTTCAGTTCCAGTAAATACAACAAACTCGTTTCCTTCAGCAGATTGTGTATTTAATGAAATTTTTGCGATGAACTCAGTAATAATGTCTTCAGTTAAAGATCCGTAAGAGTATGTTGCTTGGTTAGCAGAATCAATCTGTGCCAATAAACCATCACCTGTGATTACAGAAGTAGCTTGCGTACCTGAAGTACCTAAAAGACCAGTTTCATAAGCGTTAGGTCTTCTGATAGAAGTGTTAGTTACTGACTTTCTTCCGTACCATCTTTGTAATTCTTGTTGGTACATAAACTCATCCATCATCATTTGCTCTCTTGTAAAGTACCATAATCTTGAACCATTATTTTCAATCCAAGTTACATCAGTAAGGTCTTTACCTGTAACAGAACATTTTTTACGCATTGTAGTTAACCAGTTAGTGTGAGTTTCAGGATACATGTGATTTTCACCTACATCAGCACCATCTGATCCATTAGGGAATGCAGAACCGATAGATGCTACTATAGCTTCGTCAGCAATATCACTAGGTAATAAAGCTTGAGCTGTTGCGTCTATCATTTCAAATTGTACGATATGATCTGTTGAAGCTCCACTTGAAGAAGTGTTTGCTACTGGATCAGCTATAACTACTGCTGTAGCTCCTGACTGAAATCTAACCATATCAAATTTATTTAAGAAGTCACCAGTTCTATTATTAGATCCAGTATCACCTTCTATAATTAAGAAGAACTTATCACCATTAGCATCTGCATCATCTATTGTTCCGCCTGTTGCAGTAACAGATCCAGAAGCTGTAAATGAAGTTCCGTTAGTTGAGAAAAACCCAACGTTAAAACTTGGACGGTTATATCTTCCCATAACCTTCCATTCAAAAGAGTTGTCACCTAAGACTTTCTCTGTTGCAAAACGACCTGTTCTTTCTAAAAGGTAAGTCGCTGCATAACGAGGATACTGTTGAATTAGCGTTCTTGCAATCTCTGGGTATTGCATTAGGGCTGTATTCAAAGCATTCTCTGCCGTTGTACCAGAACCATAAGTTCCAGAAAATAATTTTGCCATTTTTTTAAATTTTATTAATTAAACATTTTTTTATTGTTCAATTAACTTTCAACTATAAGCAGACTTTGTCTTTTCTTTTTCAGCTTACTCGCTCATGAACGCTTTTGGATCAAACTTACTAGACTTTACTGTAAAGTTAGATTTGCTTTTTCCAGTGTTAAGGTTCGGTGAGACTATACTATTCATAATAGCGGCTTTGCCGTCTTCTAAACCTTGAGAACGAAGAATTTTTTCAATTTGCTTGCGATATAACATAAACATTGCAACATCAGCAACATTGGCATGATTTGCGTAAATGTCTTTCATTAGATCACCGGTAGCATATCTATATACTTCTTCTTTCTGTTTTTTTGTCACTTTCCCGCCCATGAATTCGTTCATGTTTTTTATTTGATTTCTTAATTCTTTTTTTGCATGTTCTGCTGCTTGTTTTCTTTGCTCAGTTGTTTGCTTCGCCTGCTGTTGCGCTACGGCAGTTTGCTGATCAATAGCATTATTGATTACCCTTCTAATGCTTTTTGCTTTCATCTTCATCATACCAGAGTCTTCTAGTTTATCTAACGACTCTTCTATTTCTGAATCCTCTATACCGTCTGCTTTTAATTCTTCAGCCACCAAATCTCTATCTGTATAATTTAAATATGATTTTAATTCACTTACTTGATTGGTAACTGGAGCTTGTGGTTGTTGGGCTTTTTGTTGTAAAGCGTTTATAGCATTTATTATATCATCTTTTGAAGCTGACTCTATACCAAGCTCTTTACCAAATCTGTTCCAATCTAAATCATCTTGAGCTGGTTTTTCTTCAACTTTTTCTGCTGTAGTTCCTTCCCAATCATACTCTTCTTCTTGCGTTGCATCTTCCTCGCTATCTAGCTCTACTTTATCCCACGAAAAACCATCTTCTTCCACCGTTTCTTCTGCTGTTTCAGTTTTTGGCTCTTTTGTTTCTTGCGTTTCTTCTGTTTTTATTTCATCTTTAGGATTATAAATTTCATCCCCAGCAAAAGCTAAAGGGTTAAAACCATCCTTACTTTCTGTTGTTTCTGTAGGGGTTGACTCTACAACCTCATCTACTAATTTTGATTCTTCTGACATTTTATTTTAATTTAGTTAATACTCCCAATTTGCAAATATACAAAATAATTATTATAACTTTTGTTGAGCTCTTCTTAAGTCATCTACAGTTGTATCAACTGTCTCTGCCTTTTTTATATCATCTTCTCTTTGTTGATCTTCTTTTTTATTTTGTCTTTCTACATAAATATCAGCCGCTTTTTTACGTATTTCGTTTTGCGACTTGGTGTCATGTATGTCTCTATCAACATCAGCCTGTATTTCTGCAACCTTCATTCTTGACTCTGCGCTAATTTGTGCAACTTGTAATTTAGCCTCGTTGTCCATTTGTTTAAGTTGCGCTTCAGCTTCAAAGTCTTGTTTTTTAGCTTCTGCAGCAGCTTGTTGAGCTTGCATTTGTTGCTCCATAGCTTGTTGTTGTTGTTTTTGCATTTCCGTCATAGCTTGTTCTAAAACTTTTTCCGCTTCAGTCATTGTATCAGCTTTTAAAACTTTTACTACGCCTAACATGTCTATAGTACCTGCTTGTAAAGCAGATTGAGCTAATTGCTGCACTACTTGCTTCATAGAGTCATCTTTACCGCTATCACCAACATAAACACCATAGTCTTGTAAGGCAATATCTGGCATTACATTCAAAAACTTGTATGCACCATCACCCAATATCATTCCAGCCTTTTTTCCTTTAGCCCAACACACTTTCATAAGATTGCAAACTCTTTCCATTACTCTTTGTTTACATTCAGAGTGTGAATAAAACCAACTTTCAGTTATTGTTGCAGACTGCACCACACTTCTCTGCACGTTACCAACATATTCATACTGACCTACAGCTCCCTCTCTTTGTCTTGTAACTCCAGATATTTGACCAGCCATATCTTCTAGCATAACTTTTAAATTTATAAGTTGCTGCACTGATTGCGACAGGGTAAAGTCTACTTGTTGAAATTGATTGAATGATTGCAGCTGATTACCTTCATCTTTAGAATTTATAGGTATTATACCATCTGTTTTTAAGTGATAAAGAACTTGCTGCATATCCATACCAACATTTGTAGGTAATTGCGACACGTCATAGACAACAGCCTTTCCACCTGATCTTGCCATTGCTAGTTCTATTTGGTATACCACTATATTGTAAAGCATTTGTATATTATCTAATAAGTCTACCATAGATGTAGATTTACCTGTTGTGTTTCCGTATATACACCCAACATATGATAGCGGAGTTTTACCTGGATCGTCCACACTTCTAACTTGATTGTCTCTACGCCTAGCATTTACTAATATTTTACCACCTATCATGGTAGCCTCCCAAATATCATCTACCCATTTCGTTTCTATCTTGTCCCCTTTTCTTCTTCTGTAAGTATCAGGCACAGCTTTTCTAAAAGGTCTTTCTGGGTTATATTTATTCTCTGATATTTTATATTTTAGAGCTCTAAGAGACTTCCATTCACAAGTTACCACTCTAATACGATTATCTCTTCCGTGCGCTGCATCTATCCATTCAAAGCTACTGTTATAATTGTCCATGTCTCCTCCAACATACAAATTACGCATTTTATCTAACTCTATTAAATCTTCTGTTGTTAAACTGTCTTTAAATTCATCATTTATTTCGTTTACAGATAAGTATCTTTCTTCACCGACCCATCCTGCGTCATCTAAATAGTCAGAATGAAAAGAATCATCATAAACTATGTTTCTAGGATCTATTCTTCTTACATAAGGATCTCCATTTTGAATTGATACCCTATAAAACTCTTTACCAGTAACTAAAAGGTCTCTAAAACCTTCTTTCATAACGTCTTTTAGATTGTATCTATTTGTTACATATTCTAAACCATCTTGTGCTGTTTCTTCTACCATTTCTCGGTAGTTATATTTCATATATGTTTCTATATCTTCTGGTACAGGCATTCCCTGGCCTTCCATTAGAACATCTATGTTTAATTTTTCTTGCATCTCGCTGTGTATGTCCTTTAATAGGTCACGCATAATTAACCCTACTTTGTGATCATGCTTTCTTAACACTGCACTTTTATTTACTGTAGTAACCTTAATATCCATAGGTCTTCTCAATTCTTCACCAATTAACAAATCAATCTTTGGTGCTATTATGGGATAATTTACAAGTCTAGCTGGATATGTTAATCCATACTGCTCAGTTATGTAGGTATAATCTCCTTGCGACAACTGCCCGTTGTATATTTGATAATTTCTTATATCTTTCGTTCTGTTAGAGTGATATTCACCACTTTCGTGTCCCATGTATTGTGTTACAGCTAACAAAACAGACCTACACCAATCCTGAGTCTTGTCTTTTTCTGCAACCACCATTGATGGCATTGACTTGTACGTTTTTTCCATTTTCTTAATTTATTTGTTGCGGTAAACCATTGTACCCCATTTTGTAATATTTCAATCCTATGTCTACTATTTCTTCTTTTTTCTCTCTCGCCTGCATTCTATAATTATCTATGTTGTGAATTAAACAAAGACCAAAAGCCATAGCTCGGTCAGTATTTTGCAATCCATAATTTGCTAATTCATCAATTAAATCTATAAACCAGATATCTTCCACGCTTTCCCTCAAATAATCGTCTATCAAATCCTCTAATAGTGATTTTACTTGCTTGTTCATATGCACGCCATATCTGTTTCTAGTTTTTGTACCAGGATTATGCGCGCTTTCTGGTTTTTCTTTCAAATATTTTAAAGCATTCATACGTTTAAAGTAATCTAAAATACCTATTTTTGTATATTCTACCAACATTTTTGCGTTATAATACACAGCAAGTTTTAAACACCCATCCCAAAAATCTTCTTTTTTATCAGGTCTATCGGTGTACTCTGCAACCACGTAATCGCTTGACATGTCAGTATTTGCAAATCTACGATAAATTATTGCACTTCCCAAAGAATCTGACGCTCCAGCTTGATCTTGATCATAAGAATCTATACCTCCTATGTCTAAATTGCTATATTCAGGCTCTGGATGTGACAATATTTTATAAGGACCATTAGGATGTGGCCTCCATTTTACAACTGGTTCGTCTATTCCTAACTCCCAATCTAAATATCCACTTTGTATTTGACTTCTGTAATCTTTACTTGACAATATTCTAGATCTTTGTGCGTTAAGTAGAGATATATCAAATCGTGCAGAGTGTGTATTTAAAAACGCCTCTTCTATTGTTAACGGGTAGTTTTGTATATGTAAATTGTAAGCTTCATTATCTCCTGAACTCTGTATGTCTTCTCTGTCAGCTATTAACTTTTCTTTTGCGCCATTTTCATCTTCTTTGCCTGTTTGTATATCAAAGAAACCGTAGTAAGCTTTAGATGCAGGTATAAATACTGGTATTAAGTTGTATGCGTCAGAACTGTAATACATATCCATAAAATCTTTACTAGCTTTTGATATATCACCACCTGTCCCACCAACAATAGGTACTCCAAACTGCAAATCACCGTCCATGAAACACGCTTTTGACGACATGTAAGCATTTTTAAGCTTTTTAAACTCTCCAGCCTCTTCAAACACCATAAGTGAAACCCTTTCCCCTTTAAATACCTCTGGATTGTCCATGGTTCTGCATATGATAGTTGATTGATATCCTCCAATCTCCCATTTTCCATCTTTGTTCTTTTGTTTATAGCCAGAACGCATAATACCATCCGTGTCTTTTAGCACAGAGTGTTTGAAATTTGGATGAATACCATTCAAGCCCTTTTTTGTTTTGTCAAAGAACGCATCTGCCGTGGCCTGTAGCCCTGCTGCTACACCAACATCGTTAAAAGGAAAGAATGTGTACTCGTGTGCTACAGCGCCTGAATTCATATAAGAAAAACCCTTGTCTCTGGCTTTTATTACAATCATTCCTTTACCTTCAGCCTTACAAGTCTCTATGGTATCAAAGTATTCGTGATCCATAGCTCTATACCAAGGGTGTATTAGTGTTTTTCGGTTACCAGAGGTACCATCATTACCTAATATCTTATAATAATTAAGATAAAAGTAATACTTGCCCGATATTTTGTTCATACCCTTTGGTTTAAAACCATCAATACACCTTTCCGTCTCTCTTGCCCAATACTCTTGATAAGCAACCGAATCTGGATTCAGATCTGGATGCCCATTATTAGGTACTGGTCGGTATTTTTGCGGATCAAACTTTATTTTACCCATACTTTACTCTTTTGTTTCTGCCTAAACCAAACGGTCCAGACCTTTGTTCTTTTGCTTCTAATTTAGCATTATACATTTCACGTAAATCAGATCCATGTAGTTTAATGGCAAGGTCATTGTACTGATTAGCCTTATCTATATCTAAACTCTCAAATTTTTTTTTATAAGAGCTGTATAAATACTGTAAATCGTACTTTGGTTCCTTGGCCATTAATCTAATTGTCTATAAAAGGATCTAGAAACTGGTCTGGCTGGCATTTTACAACCACTACCACAATTCCATTTACGCAAAGACTTATTAATTCTTGAATTAGGATCTCTAGCTGTTTTTGCTGAGGTTAATCTCTTTTTCATTCCTTTCATTCTTGCGCAAAAAGACTTTCTACGCTTTGCAGCTTTAGAACCCTTTTTTAATTTAGAAGGTTTAGTCGTTACTGCGGTTTTTAATTTACTTCCTGGGTTTGCTTTTCTGTAAGACGCTACCCCTTTTTTGTTTAAACCGCCAGACGGGCTTTTACCTTCTTTTCTTTGCCATGCAGGTGTCGCCATTAGTCTAATTGTCTATAAGATCCACCCATTCCATACTTCATCTTCATTCCTTTATTAGCTTTTTGCATAGACATGCCGTTTAACATTTTACCGCCACCAGCATAGTTCATCATTTTGTTTTTCATGCCCATTTTCATTCCTCCTGGAGCTTTTTTAACTTTAACTTTACCACCCATCATCATATAGCCCATGTTGTTTCTAACGTCAGTGGGAAGTTTTGCTAATCCTGGATTATTCTTTTTATCTACTGGTTTCAAGTTTTTACCACCCATAGCCATTTTTTTCATTTTCATTCCGTATGCAGCTTTTGGCTTATCGTGTGTATATCCCATTTTATCCATTCTATTGTGATCTGCCACAGTGTTAGCCTTGTACCCTTTTCCAGTTTTTGGATCGTACATCATGTGCACCTTAAATGGTTTTGCCTTACCACCTTTTTTGTACATTTTCTTTTTTTTCATCATTTTTTTAATTTTTTAGTTAATCATGTTGTTTATAATATTTACCTCCTTTCTTATACCTGCTAACACGTCCTTTTTTGTTTTTTTCTCTTGCAGCTGCACGTTTTTCACCAGCTGATAATTGTGACCAAGTTTTTGGTGTATCTTTTGTTATTTTTTTAGTAGGCCTAAAGGTGTTTTCACCTTTACTATAGTCCTTTTCACCTGATGGAGTTCTCCAATCTTCTTTAAACCATCTTTTTAGGGCTAAACCTTTTTTTGTTTTACGTACAGCCATATTAATCGTGTTGTTTATATCTACCTCCACAATTATACTTCATTCCAGAAGCACCTTTCTTTTTACTTTTATTTCCCCAGTTGGCCGCACCAACTTTTCTACATTTAGCCATAGCCCCGCTTCTGTATGCTGAAGTCTTTGGGCCATACCTGGATACTACTTTGTGATAACACGCATCTTTTGGCATAATTCTAATTTTTTAATTCATTTCTTTAATTTCTTTTCTTCTTTCTAAGAAAGATAGTCCTTTGTTACCAACTATCTTCTGTCTTTCGCCTCTTCTATCTATTGCGTCCAGTAGTGATTGTCTTGTTTTTAATATTTTTTCTACACCTATCATAAGTTTTTGTAACATCTCTGCATTATCTTCATCTAAATGCATTTTATCTATAAGGTTAGTAAACTGATTAATTTTATTATTAAAAGCTATTAATTGTTCGTCTAATGGGTCAAATTGTAACTCGTTATACTTATCTGCTGCAGCTTTTAAAGTTGCGTCATTCATTCCTTTCCAGGTATACGAATCATATAAGTCTTTTGATACCGCTTTTACTCTTTCTCCTTCACTATAGTGTCTGTATGGGCTTTCGTAATCGTAAACTAATGCTACCCATTTTAAAGCTGTAGGCCCAAACTTTTCTTTTCTTATTAGAGTTAAAAATTCTGGCACAGCTGTAACGCCATCATCATCTTTAAACACGTCTCCTTTCTTATTTAATTTTAATAAATACATTACTTCTTATATTTTAATTTAATCTTTAATCTATACCTATTCTTTTCAGGTTTATTTTTTGATTTGTTTAATATAGTTTCTATATGATAAAAAGGATTTAATTCCATAAACCACTTAGAGCTAATCAATCTAAAATCGTGAGTTTTTGCTCTTTTTTTTACAAGCGGCTCTTCATTTATAAGATCTGCTAAACTAGCATAAATTTTTTCTAAAAAATAATAATCTCCTTCAACGTAAATTTTTCCTATGTTTTCGTCTAATTCATTCATATTGTATATGGATTTAATCTACCTCCTTCATCAAAATTTTTAAAAAACGTGGACGGGTCCATATTGTATTGTCTTAAAAATTCTTCAAAAGGTAATATATTTTCTACTTCTGCTACTTGATACCCTTTTGGACCAATAAGTGTTCTTATGTCTTGCCCTAATGGTCCTTTTAAAAACATTTGCGTTCCTGTTCCTGGCATTATTCCTTCTAAAAATCTACTGGTTGGCATATTTTGAAATTGCAATCTTCCTCCTACATTTTGCACTGGCCCTAGACTCATATTAGCAAGCTGTCTTTCAAATTCAGTCCCACCTTTTAGTTTTGCAATAAATGGATTTGCTCCCCCGTATCTGTCTATTAAATTTATGTTGGCTCCCCCGCCTAATATCCAATTAGGATCTGTTGTTGCGCTTATATGGTCAAATTGTGTGTTTTCTTGTATATCTCCTAGCAGGCCCGTTCTTCTTCCTACTGTGCCAGTTGTAGGTATAGTTGTAGCGTATTTTCTAGCTAAAGTTTCAGTAGGAGCGTCTACAACTCTATACAAACTACCTCCTTTGCCTCTTAATCCAGGCAACAACCCTAAAGTCGCTTCTGCTGCTAAAGTGCCGTAGTCCTGATTCTGTGCTGCGCTGTACAAATTAGAAGCGTAATTTGATAAAAGTATATTATCAAAAGCTGATCCAGAAGAAACGTTACCCAAAGTTCCTATGGACTGTCCTGTTCCCAATGTACCTGTAAAAAATGGTTGACCGTGAATAGACCTTTTAAAAGCTTCAAAAGGGTGTCCTATTAAATTAATAGTCTTGTCTAAAAAACTCGGTTCTGGCTTTCCTTGCTCAAAAAAACGTTGTCCTGATGGAATATAAGAAGCTGGTATATCTCCTGTGTATGCATTAGGACTAACATATGTAGAGCTAACACTTTGATTAAAAAATGGATCGTTTAATTGATAACTTCTATCAAAAGTTGGCAATGGTGAACTTGTTTGTTGTGGAAAACCTAAAGATTCTAAATATTCAAGAGAATAAGGACCTTGAGGCATTGTGTTTCCATATACAGTATACTCTGGTAGCATTACATTTGCCATAACATCCGAACCAAATTCTCCACCTTCATTGAAATTAAAAATCTTCATTAAAATATTGCTTGGTAAAAAGGGAGACATAGGTGATGCATACTCAAGCGCATCCATAGCGTTCATATTAAAAAGATTACCTGAAGCTGGTGTATGTTTGTATGTACCGTACTCTGAAACCCCCGAAAAAGGTTCATTTAAGTATAAATCTAATAGTCCTCGCTCAGCGCTATCTGGGCTATAATGCGTTTTATATTCTAAATCATATGGATCTGTATAGTTTGTAGCATCTGGAAATTCTAAATCTCTAATGCCTCTAAAAATTCTTGAAGGTATGGTAATTAAAGAGTCTAGCACGCCTGTACTCACTTCTGGGTTTACATGCGCTAGTTCCGCAATTAAATTGTTCATATATTCTTCTTGCTGCTCTTTATAAGTTTCATCTACAGCTGATCTGTAGTATTCCTCACCGCTAGGATAGACAACCTCGCCACTTTTTCTTAATTTCTCAGGATATAAAAATCCGCCCTCACTCTTTGTTTTTCCAAATACGTCTTCAAAATAATTTTCTGCTCCCACCCCAGTAGGATATGGGCCAAAAGCAGATATAGGGGGTACATAGATGTTTCCACCGCTTAAATAATTACTTATTAAACCTCCTCGTGTTAACTCTTCAAACGGGTTTGTTATTGCGTGTGGTCTAAAATCACCCTTGCCACTGACGTCACCACCATATATAGCTTGAAAAATAGAATTAGGGGTGTTATATATATTTCCAACCCTTGATCCCTTTACCATACTTAAGGCGTCTCTCCAATGTATTGTACCAGTAGTTTCGTCACTTAACTTAAAAGGAGAATACATTCCAAACTCTCCTGTGTAAGGATTTGTAAATATATCATAGACTTGTTTTTCCGCATCGCTTAACTGATTATAAGATTGTGTTGATAAGGCTTCTACGTTTATTTCAGGCAACATCTCTCCTTCAAATTCACCGCCGTTATCAAAATCCTTAGTAACCTCACCTGCTTTTTTCCCTGCATCAAAACCAGATTGCATCATCTTTATCTGATCCATAAGTTGTTTAAAGAAGTTGAAAGGAGATTCTACTTGTTCTTTATTAGGCACTAAGTTAGAATCGTTAGAGTCTGATATATGAGGAGCCATATTCTCTTTTAGTTCTTTTTCCTGACGCTCCTTTTCTGCCGCGATAGCGGCATCGCGCGATTCTTGACTTAAGTTAAACTTTGCAAGTTCACTTTCATACTTTTCTTCAGAGCCACTCCAGTGATAATCTGCCCACCAAGTTGCCCTGTCTTTTTTTCCGTCCCATAGCTCGCTAAAATTTGATCTTGGGTGGTTTCTATGATACGCTAAGAAAAGCATTTTTTGTTGATCTGCTGTTAGCTTGCTTGCATCTACGCTTTTTTTACCAGCCCATATATCAGTTAGCCATTGCGGCTTATCTATTCCTTCTGCTTCTAATATTTGAGCCAGATAATTAGAGGCCATATTCCCGCCAGCATTTTCATGTGACTCAAACATAAAGAGCCCCTTACCTGTTGCATTTTGAACCCATTTTCCGTCTTCCTTTCTCCATTGCTTGGCATCAGGTTTCATTCTTTGGTCAGGCAGTCCTGGCGCTACAGGTCCTGTTTCATGATAAGCAATGTAATCCATAAGATCGTAATAATCTTGCGGAGTACCTCCTTTATCTCTTATAATTATCTGGAGTAGTTCTTCAAGCGTTATTTCGTTTTCCATTAGAAACGCCCACCATTAGTGAAATTACGTTTTTTCATTTGTTTGTTTTTCATAGACCCGCCTTGATTCATTTTTTTACTTGACCCACGGCTTTGACCCATTGCACTTTGCTTAGCTAAATTTGAAACTAGACCGCTCAATTGGTTTACCGCTATGGCTTCGTTTGCTTTTTGCGAGTAAAAACCTCCCATGTTTCCCCCCATGTTATAGTTAGGCATTTTCATACCTTGTGCAGCATAATCTAATTCTTCTTCTACATTAGGAGTAATGAACGGATTATCTTTTGGTGATACAAAATCACCCATTGCTTGCGCATCTTGTTTTTTATTTCTTTGTTGTAAGGATCCTAAATTTCTCATATTAGGATTTGGACCAAAAGTAGGTGCAGAACCAAAGCCTCTTTTTATATTTGCTTTTCTTTTTTGTTCTGGTCCCGGCCGTAAACCTATGTCTGATGATCCTCCACTACCACCACCTAATAAATTGTTTACAAGACCACCTATAGCATCCATTACGCCAAATCCAAAACCTTTTACTCCTGATAAACCTCCTTGTATAGCTTGATCTACTAACTCTAGAAATCCTCCAGCTAATGGCTGTATAACATTTGCCGCTCCTTGTACTACAGGTTCTATTACATTACCAGCTGCGTCAAGCACTGGTCTTGCTATTGGTTCTATTATGTTTTGCCCCACATCAGTAGCTACATCACTAACTGTACTTAACCCTTCTTGAACAATATTTGCCCCTAAACCACCTAAATCACCAGCAACATCTGATGCTGTTTCTATAGCTGTTGTACCAATATCACCTGCTGCTTGTGCTACTGGGTCTACTATATTTCCTGCTGCATCAAATAAAGGTGCTGTTATCGGAGTAACAACATCGTCAACAACATCTCCTACTCCTCCAAGTAAATTACCTACTGAACTTGCTAATGATGAGATAAATCCTCCAAATCCATACTCAGGTACACCTGTATACGGGTTGATAATATTAGAATTAGGTAAAGATTTTAATCCTTTTGGATCCATTTCTTCCATCATTCCCCCTTTGTTATATCTTCCTAGTGGTGTCATCATTTGTGAACTAATATATGGAGCTAACATCTTTTTCTGATTCATCATTCCCCCCATGTTAAAGCTTGTTACATTTTTACCTAAATATGGATTTAATGCTATTAGCGGATTTGGATCTTGATTGCCTTGTATAGGCATACTACCTCCGCCACCTCCCCTTACTTGTCTATCTCTTAATACAGAGTTAGCAGATATCGCGTTGAGGTTTGCAAAAAGATCTGCCATATTTTGTTCATCAGTCATGGTAAAATTATTGTAGATTAATATTAGTTACAAAGATAAAAAAAAATTTTTTATATTTTTGAAAGAGTGAGGTTATATGCTATACTCCCCCTTTACTTTCCAATCTTTTTACTACCGTACCCTTTTTTTTATTTCTCTATTATTTTTACAACTTTTTTATCGCTGTATATTTATTAACTAAATCTATTTACTTATGGACACACTATTCATTGTACTAACTGTACTACTAGCATTTGCAAAACTATTCCTATATGTTGCATTAATTGTATTTGTATGGGTATTAATTAAAAAGTATAGCCCAGAAACTGCAGAATCTATACAGAATGCTATGCCTAAATCTAAGAAGGGAGACAAATAGTCTCCTTTTTTTTATATTATTGACAATAAATACTAAATATTGCGTATATATGCGACAATAAGATGTAGTCTAAAACCCCTAATATTACACTAATAATTACTATATTATAGCTAGTAAACTACTTAAGTTATTGATAATCAATCAGTTATTGTTTTTTTATCATTTATATTAAATACAAAGTATACTTCTAATTATATTTAGCTGATTACATCAATTAACTACTAATGAGTGTGCGAAGTTATACAATTTATTTTACATTGTCAAGTATTACAAACATTATTTCATAAAATATTTATTCACTATATATATTTAGCTGACTAATTTTTTCAACTTAATAATAGATAACAATATATTAACTAAAACAATTACTATGGAAACAATAGGAATCAACTGTTCATGTGGCAATGAACATGCATTTATTCTGTCACAAAGATTGGCAGAATGTACACAGTGTCAAACTGTACACAGTATTGATGATGTAAAGTCTTAC